GGGTTAATATCACAATTTCACCATTGAGGCTAATTGTGATATTGTGCCTGGATATAATACTTATGCTACTTTCAAAGCTGAAGATATTACACTGGCCCAGTTTATACTCTTGAAAGAGTCCCATACTCCTCCCACTAAATTGGGAGTCATAGCAGCTACTAATTGTGATACAGCGTTGGCTGGTAATGTAACAAGTTGAGCATTGTTAGATAAAACTTATTGAATTTCTTCAATTTATTTTGTATCAGACTAAATGCAAACTTGTGGTATAGCTTTTACTATGGCATCTATAGCTTAGTATTCATAAGATGTATAAATTTCCAATTTAGCTATCAGAGTAGATGGTGCCGCGCCTTCAATCAACATGTATATCATGTTGGTATCATTAGCCACGGTATCTATGTTAGATCCTTGTACTGCTGCGTGAGTCATATTCTTATAATTATAATCCTTATTTGACATAGGGACCCATATAACTCTTTTACCCTCGGTTAAAGGGTTTCTATTAGAATATCTTTAAATTAAAATATCACTTAAAGTAAATCTACTATTTCCATAATTAATTGAAACTCCATTTACTTCATTGGTGGTGTTAGACGTGTATGTCACGTTTCTTTAAAGCAATGCTCCTGTCACCATTCCCTGACTGTTTGTAAAATTATTTGTGTAAGTAATCTTTGCACAACAGTTTACAGGTCTCCAACTTTTCGCGTAAGCGTTAATATTTGGTGTATAAGATAATACAGGTGCATAATCTGCTATATCAATATTTGTGACATCACCGTTAGACAAAATTTTTAATAATGCCGGGACGTTTTGCTAAGCTAATGCAGTGTTAAGCTAAGTTGCTGGTCTAACACCAGGATTTACTAATACACATAACTATCCTAAAACATTTGTTGTTAAATCAGTTGTGTAATAGTCCAAATAAACGTTAGAAGGTTAAGCGAATAATGTTGGTATCCTTGCTTCTAATCTTAATTCAGGTGCTATAATCGACATCCCATATTTGGTTGAGACTCGTTCTTGAGAAACGTGTGCTAGTTGGAAATCACTTCCGCCTACTTTACGTTTTCCGGCAATTCTGTGTTTGCCCTAGTAAACTTTATAGCCTTTTTTTGCAAACCCTTGTAAACCTAGATCGGAAATTCCTTTCTAGATGTCCTTGAATTTACTCTAATTGGCTGTAAAGTGTTCTTTCGCACCTTTTCTATCTTTATCTCTCTTGGCCTTTCTTCTGTCGGTTCTTGCTTTCTTTTGTTCTGCTGTGAGTTGTTTAGATTCCATTTTTGAGTTGTTGTTGTTTAAATAAAACTGAAAAGTGTCTGCACGACGTAGAATAAAAAGTAATACCACTTCCGATATTTACAATTTACCTACTTCCCTGCTATATATTCTTTTGCACTTTCTGGCAATCTCTTACCTTCAACAAACGGTATAATATCTGGAAATCTTTCTAATAACAAATAATCTAAATTGCCCAAGTCTATAGTTCTCTTATTTTAATTATATGAGTATTTATCAATAACACGCTAACTAGAATTTTTATCAAATTTTGATTAGAAATAATTGAAAATAATTAAACTTGTATACCTGGCCCAAGAAACAACTTATACAGATTAAGCTTATTCATGTTATTTTGCAGTTAATGTTTTGAAAGTACAATTTCCTCTCATAAAAACTCTATCTATAGATCTTAGGAAAACAGTTCTGCCATTAACATTGAAACCTTCTTTAGATAAAAAACGAAATTTATTAAAATCAAATTTTATTCCTTTCGTTAATTATGCCAAACCGAATGTTTAACCGTTATTTTAAATTCCAAAAACTTAAAGCATTCCTTTTCCCATTCTTTCCATTATTGATTGAGTTTTACAACAAATAAGTTGATCATCACCTGCTACAAAAAACACAAAATCGGTCCAATATTCACATTGAGCTAACTCGGCGGCCGTTAAGATAAAAGCTGCAACACGCAGACTGTTACCAAATGTAGTACTTATGGGGTCACCACTCGTCACTACATTTTACAAAACTCCTGTTGCAAGGATTTTGTTTCGCTATTTTATCGTAAACATAGATTATCTTGATAAAACAGCCTTCTACACCTCGTATAAAACTTATGTAGGAAGATCTAAATATTTAAAATGAATTTTTAAGAACTCTTTGACGTATTTTCGATCTAAATCTTTTAAGGATTCAAATTGAGAACCGTCATGGTTCGAACCATCATTTTAAATAGTGTAGGGATATTCTCCAATAGGTATCATATCTTCTAATTCTTCACAATTCTTGCCTACAGCACACCACCAAAATTTTTAAATTGACTTTACTAATTAGTGGTTTAAGTATCCACAAGGACCCAATAACGTGACATGAGGTGAAAAAATAACTCTAGGTTTTTTCATTCCTTGTCTACCATAATGGAATTCCTTTTTGACCATAATTTCAAATGTCCTGCGTACTCCGTAGCTACAAGCTTTATCTAACCCTTATTTATATTTAAGGGCCTTGTCTGGTTCCAC